CCACGAAAAAGCCCAAGGGCAGCCGGAAAGCCGAGAAGCCGCCTCCGAGCTGCGCGTCGTTGGCCGACGCCTACGCCAGGGATGTCGTGGATGGCACGGTGGTCGCCAATCTTCGGGTGCGCGAGGCCTGCCGGCGGTACCTCGACCTCCGCGCCAAGCCGGTCGGCATCTGGTGGGACGAGGCGGGCGCGGAGGCGGTGCGGGCCTTCGCCCGCAAGTGCGGCCAGGGCGTCGAGGAAGGCGCCGGCACGGCGCTGGAGTGGCAGCCGTGGCAATGCCTGCTCGGGATGGTGGTCCACGGCGCCCGCCGCCTGGTCGAGGGCGTCCGCACGGATTTCCCGTACTGGAAGGCCGTGCTGGTCGTGATGGCCAAGGGCAACGGCAAGACGGAGACCGCGGCCGGGCACCTAATGTACGGCTTGTCCGACCCGGAGAAGCGCCTGTCGTTCAGCTGCGCGGCGCCCGATGGGCGCCTGTCCCAGATCGTCTGGCAGCGCATGCGGCAGATGACCGAGACCCTGAACGCGTCGGACCCGGACGGGGTGGAGTGGAAGGCTACCGGTGCCACGACCATCGCCATCCCTGGGCGCGTGACCCACGGGAATGCAGTATTTACTACATTGCCGTGCACCGACAAGGCGCTGGACGGCCGGATGGATCGCCTGTGCCTGATGGACGAGGCGGCCCGCATGCGCCACGGCGTCGGGCGCCTGCTGACGGGTCTCTCGAAGAACCCCAAGGCGCAATGCATCGCCATCTCGACGCCTGACCCCGAGCAGCGGACGATGCCCATCTGGGCGTATTGGGACGCCTGCGAACGGGCGCTGCTCCAGGGTGAGCAGCTGCCGCACGGCTGGTTTGCCCTGCTGTACGGCCTCGACCAGGACGATGCCGCGGATGACCCCAACGCCTGGCCGAAGGCGCACCCGAGCCTCGGCGTCACGACGCAGCGCGCCGACATCGAGACCGCCGCCAGGACGATGCTGGCATCCGGTGACCCGGTGCAGATCGCGGAGTTCGAGACCCAGATCGCCTGTCGGTACCACGAAATCGCTACCACGGACCTCGACCTTGGGACGCTGGACCGGCAGAGCGAGGTCGTGAACTGGGACCGTTTGGCTGGCGCTCCCGCGGTCGTGGCCATTGACCTGTCCAGGGGCGGCTACGGGGCGCAGCTCGACCTGACCAGCCTGTGCCTCATGGTCGTGGACGGAACGCTCGTACGGGCACGTACGGTCTCCTGGTGGGCAGGGACGGACATCCAGCTCGATGAGCGCCGGAGCAAGTGCCCGCTGGGCGCCTGGGTGGAGCAGGGGCACCTCCGGCGCATGCCTGGGGAATGGCACGACATGGCCGTGGTCGAGGCCGAGCTCGAATCCCTGATGAAGCGCTACGACGTGCGGAAGATCGGCGTGGACCCGCACCCGGCGCAGGCCAGGGACATCCGGCGGTGGCAGGAGCGTGGCTGGCCGATCATCCCCGTGGACCAGTCGATCCGCACCATGGCACCGGCGTGGAAGGTCTGGTGCGACCTCCTGCGGTCGAAGCAGCTGTTCTACGAGCCCGACCCGGTGCTCCGCTCGGCGCTGAATGCCGTGCGGTTGATCCGCGACAACGTCGGCAACACGCGCCCGGTGAAGGGCAGGAGCGCCGGGAACACCGACGCCGTGGTCGCCGGGAACATGGCCGCGCTGCTGCTCGAGCACCACCAGGTCCGCGAGGCCTCCGGCATCTCGGCCAGCAGCTGCCCGATTGGGTGATTGAACACTTGGGAAATCCGGTTGCAAAATCGGGGCGTTCCGTTCCCATCCGCGCCGATGGGACTGTTCGAGCGCATCTTCCGCTCCAAGTTCGGCATCACGTGGTTCAGCTCGCCTGATCCGCTGGTGCGGGCATCGCTTGAGTCGATCCCGGCGGTTGTCCGCGCCATCAACCTAATTTCCGGCGACATCGGCCGCCTCCCGGTCAGCGTGTACGACTCGGAGGGCCAGCGCATTGCGGACCATCCGGTCGCCATGCTGATGAACGGCGACGCCAGCCGGTGGCAGAGCGGCTACGAGCTGCGGCGGTTCGCCACGTCGGTGGCCCTGACCCGCGGCAACGGGTTTGCCCTGATCCGGCGCGCATCCGATGGCACCGTCGCCGAGCTCCAGCCGGTGCCCGCAGACGCGTTCACCGGCGAACTGACCGACACCGGGATGACCTACCGCGTGAACGACACCGTCCTCCAGCAGGACCAGGTGCTGCACGTCGGCTGCTACCCGGACCCGCGCCAGCCGTGCTGGTTCAGGTCGCCAATCGACGCGGCCAAGCCAGCGTTCGAGCTTGCGGCCGACCAGGATTCCTCGCACTCGGCGCTCGTCAAGACGGGCAGCATGGGCAAGGTCGCCATCATGCACCCCGGCGCCATGAGCGACCAGACGGTGCAGGCGATCCGCGACGCCTGGCAGACCATGCATGCCACCGCAGAGGGCGCCAGCAGGCCGCTCATCCTCCGTGAGGGCATGAAGGCCGAGCGCATCAGCCAGGAGACCTCGAGCACGGTGCTCGAATCGCGCCGGTTCTCGGTGCAGGAGATCGCCCGCGCATTCGGCGTCCCGCCGGAAATGCTCTTCCAGCAGGGTGGCGGCGCCCTGTCGAGCCAGGCCGAGACTGCCCGCGCCTACGCGGACGGCGCCATTGCGGCGTGGACAACCGCCTGGGAGGCCGAGCTCACCCGCAAGCTCTGCCGTCCCGGCGAGCATGTCCGGTTCGATGTGACCCCAATCACCCGCGGCAACCTCCGCGACCAGGGCATGAGCTACAGCAAGCTCGTCCTGGCGGGCGTGATGTCGCCAAACGACGCCCGCCACGCGCTCGGCCTGCCGCCGGTGGCCGGATTGGACACCCCGACTGTGTCGATGCCTGGAGGTTCGGCCGCAATGCAGGGCAACCCAGACGCGGAGGGCGACCTCAATGCTTGAGACCCGTACGACGCAGTTTGAGCGCAACGGAACGAAGCTCGGCGGCTATGCGGCCGTCTACGACGCTCCCAGCCACGTCCTGGCGTTCCCCGGCGTCAACAAGGGCCAGCCGTTCGTGGAGCGCGTGGCGCCGAGCGCCTTCGAGCGCAGCCTGGCGTCGAACGTGCAGCTACTCGTCGGCCACGACCGGCGCGAACTGCTGGCAAACACGAAGAGCGGCCTGCTCCAGCTGCGTTCCGACGAACGCGGCCTGGCATTCGAGGTGGACCTCCCCGACACCCAGCGGGCGCGCGACGTGCGCGCCCTGGTCGATGCGGGCGTCCTCACCGAGATGTCTTTCGGATTCCACGTGCGCAAGGACGCCTGGAAGGGCTCCGAGCGCACGCTCCTGGACGTTGACCTCCGCGAGGTCTCCATTGTCGAAACCGGCGCGTATCCGCAGACGCACGCCGAAGCACGCACCTACAGCCCGGCACTCGTCCGGCTGCGTCTGCGGTTGAGGACACTCCGATGAAGCAGACCGAGATCATTGAGCGCCGCAAGGCCATCGAAACCGAGGTCGAGGCCATCCTGGCCAACGACCAGATCAGCATGGAGCAGGAGGCCCGCGCCACCGAGCTCATGGACGAACTGAAGGACCTGAACGCCAAGCGTTCCGCGGCCGAGCTGCGGGAGCGTTTCGCGGGCCACGCGATCACCACCAAGGCCAAGACCGAGGTGCGCGAGCGCGAGGACGAGAAGCGGGCGCGCCCGGAGTACCGCGACGCCTGGATCAACTGGATGCGCGGCGGCCAGGTCGAGGAGTTCCGCGAGCTCATCACCACGGCAAGCTCGTCGGTCCTGATCCCGAAGCAGGTCGAGGAGACCATCTACAAGTACCTCAACACGGCCAGCATCGCCCGGACCGTGTGCGACTACCGCACGGTGGCCCGCGGCGACGCGACGCTGCGCTACAACGACCTCCAGCCGGGCGGCACGTCGGGCACCCACTACACCAACGCGTGGAGCCCGCAGGACACGGCAACCACGGCTGCCGTGGACATCGACCCGACTTTCACCGAGGTGTCCCTCAAGCCGCTCCCCATCCTCCCAAAGACCCAGGTGTCCGAGCAGCTCATCAAGAGCGCCAACTTCGACATCGAGGCCGAGGTCGTGGACAACCTCATGCGCCAGTTCTCGCGCATGACGGAAGCCGGCTACATGACGGGCGTGACGAACGGCCCGAGCAATGCGCTCTTTACCGTCCAGGCGTCGGCCACCCAGGTCACCACGGCGACCTCCACCGGCACGACCCGCGCACTCGCGGTCACCGCCGGTGCAACGGTTGCCAAGCTCATGGACATGCGTTACACGGCGCTCCCGGCGGCGTACTGGGGCTCCTCGGCGTGGATCCTGCCCAAGGACTTCTACGCGGCCGTGGCCGACATCCGCGCAGCGACCAGCGGCAGCAACGTGCCGATCTTCGTCCCGAGCTCCGACGCGGGCCTCACGCAGGGCGCCTCGGGCTTCCTGCTCGGCCTGCCGGTGTACGTGACGGACTATCTCCCGTCGCACTCCTCGACGGCCACCACCGGCAAGAACGTGGTGGCGCTGCTGGGCAACTTCTCCGAGGCCTACGCCATCCGCGAATGGGGCGGCATGACCATGCGTCGTGACGACCTGACCGCGGCTAACAGCGCCCGCATCGTGTTCCGCGGGTTCGGATGGGGCAACGCCGCCTTCACCCGCGGCAAGGCCATGGTCCAACTCCAGGTCACGAACGCCTGATAGGTCATCTCCCCCCAGAGGCTGGGGGCACCCCGTTCGCGGGGTGCCCCCATGCTGAGGAGACAGCATGCCGCTCGACCTCCCCAAGCTCAGGGCATGGGCCCGCAAGCCGCATCAGCACGACGATGCGGCCTTGGCCATGGCATGGGCGTCGGCGGCCGCAGAGCTCGAGCAGCGCACCGGCTGGTGCGTGGATACGGTGTCCAGGACGCAGTACGTCCCGGAGGAACCAAACAACGACGAGGCCTTGCTGCGCCTGGAACGGCAGCCGGTGAACTCGGTGACCGTGGTGGATTCGAGCGGCGTCACGCAGACGCTCCAGCTCAAGACCATCAACGGCATCCAGTACGCCAAGATGGACACGAACAACGTGTCGGCCACCATCACGGTGTCCTACCCGGTGACCATCACCATGAACGTCGGCGGCACGACGCCGTTCAGCGACCTGGTCGAAATGGCGCTGCTCCAGCGCGCCACGGAGCTCGAAGCCAGCCGCGGCGACGATACGGTCGCCTTGGCTGGCGCCTATTGGGACCGGATCTGCAAGATGATCGGAAAGGCCGTGGGCTGATGCCTGGGCACGTTCCAGCCGGGATGCTCCGCATCCCGATGGAAGTGCAGAACCCGACGCCGGGCGTCGATGCCTTTGGCCAGCCAAACGAGACCTGGGCGACCGTCGGCATCGTGCATTGCCACGTCGAGGTCGCCGCCACGAACGAGGTCATGGATGACCGCGGCGTTTCCGTCCGCACGGACTGGCGCATGCTGGCGTCCTGGCACCCGTCGATCTCTGCCCGCAGCCGGTTGCTCTGGAACGACTACGGCACGACCAGGACGTTCAACGTCCGGGCCTGCTGGGACCGGGACCAGCGCCGACGGCGGCTGGAGATCGAGGCCGTGGAGGTGGTGCCGTGAGCAACATCGTCAAGATCAAGGTGGACGATGCCAGGCTGCGGGCCGTGCTGAAAGGCCTTTCGCCGCAGATGAACGAGCGGGTCCGCAAGACGGGCGCCCGCCGCGCCATGACGCCGTTCCTGAAGACGCTGCGGTCCCTTTGGCGCAACGCGGCCTCCGCGGCAAGCCGACGCACCGGCGCGCCATCGCCTCGGCGACGCGCCTGGACATCCGGCGCAATGGGTCCGGGCCGACGGCGCCGCTGCGCCTTCGGATGGGCGTCCATTACGGAAACAAGGGTGGAGCCAGGGCAGGGCGCCGCCAGCGCATTTGGCACCTCCTCGAAAACGGGTTCAACCACCACGCCGGTGGCCGCGTGGCTGGCCGCCGGATCAGCACGACGTTCGCCACCTCGAACATCGGGAAGATTGGCGACGCCATCGTCCTGGAAACCCTTGCGGCGGCGAAGTCCGTCCTGAAGGCCTGAAATGTCGTTTACCAACGCACTCAAGGCCTGCTACGGCGCGGTGGACTCCGGAAATTACCCGGTATTCGTCGGCATCCGCCAAGCGACGCAGGCCACGCCGTGCATCGTGTTCGAGGTGCAGAGCTGCGAGCTGGTGCAATGCATGAAGTACAGCGGGACGTTTCCTGCGTTCAAGGAACTCTGGAACGCGACCATCGAGGTGGTCTGCGTCGCCGACTCGGTTGCCGACGTGGCCGCCATGGTTGACGATGTCTGCACGTACATCATGACCGGCGGCACGTCCAACGGATTCAGCCTGGTGATGACGGGCTTTACCGTCGCCATGTCAACCGAAACGCCAGATGACGGCCAGCAGGACGCTGAGCGCATCGGCACCATCACGCTCAACCTCCAACTACAGGAAACCTAGCCATGGCACTCATTGCGGGATACGGCGGTACGGTCGCCTTCAGCGGAACCAGCGCAGTCGCCTGCCGTTCCGTCACCATCACCCAGGAACGCGCCTCCCTCGACGTGACGCAGCTCGGCGACTACATCGAGAAGCGCGCCGCTGGCCGGGCTCGGCAGAGCGGATCGCTGACGCTCTACAGGCAGGACAGCACGGTGGACAACGCCCTGCGGGCGCACATCCTGCCGACCAGCCTGACGAACGCGGTCACCACGACCGCGACGCTGACATTTACCTACACCGACCAGGGCAGCCAGGGCTACGGGTCGTGGAACATCATCATTACCAGCGCAACGCTCACCGATGACGGCACCGGTGCCGCCACGTGGGAGCTGGCGTTCGAGCGAGCGTCCTGATGCCCCTAGATCCATCCAAGGTCGCGCCTGCCGCGCCGAGGACCGTCGAAATCGACGGCCTCGGCACGGTGGTCGTGCGCCGACCGGTCCTGGCCGACCTCCGCGACGCCGCCGCGAACCCCTACTGGTGGACCCGGTGCCTGAGCATGCCGGATGGGTCGCCGCTGTTCGCCGCCGGCGCCGACGTTGGCCAGCTCGACGCGGAGCTGGCCGCAGAGCTGATCGCGGAGGTCAACAGACCGCGCCACCCTTCAGTCGCGCCGAGCGCAGAGCTTGGCGCATCGGAAGCCCCGAGCAGAGGATGACCATGGACATCGGCCTGGCATCGGACATGACGTGCGAGGAACGCCAGGAGCATCTCCTGGGCGTCATCGCATGCGCCGTCACCGGCCGGAGGCCGTCCGAGATCATGCCCTGGCTGCTAGGAGACCTCCGTGGCTGACAAGGCGCTTAAGGCAGTCATCTGGGCAGAGTTCGACCCCCGTGGCGTCACGAAGGGCGTCGCAGCTGCAAACACGGAGCTGGCGAAGCTGAACAAGACCGCCGGACGCACCGCGACGGCTGCGTCCATCTCGGCGGCCTTGAACGTGGCCCAGATGGGCATGGACATGCTCCGCACGGTGGTTTCGGCCGTGGACAAGCGGTTCACGGAACTGGATGCAGTCACAAGGAAGTACAGCGCCACGGCAGCCGGTGCGGCTGCCCAGGCAAAGGCGACAGAGGTCGCCGCAAACGTCAGAATTGCAAATGCGCTAACGCCAGGCTCGGTGCAAGCAATCCAGGCAGAACAAACGGCGAAGCTCTCAGAAGCTGCACGAATCGAGCGCAACGCCCAACAGGTCAACCAGTCAATGGGTGCGACTGCAAGGACGAAAGCAAACTACGGGACACAGCTTGACATTTTGACGGAAGGCGCCGGTACTGGCCTGTTCGGGCTTGAGCAGATGCTTGGAGGTGACGTGAAAGGCGGGTTTGGCACAATTGTGGATGCACTCAAGACCACGACGGGTGAACTGACCAACCCAAATAATTACGCGTACCAGCAGCAAAGCGCCCCTGGACGCGGCATGCAGACTGAGGACCAGCGCCAGACCGAGTATCTGCGGCAGATCGCCAAGTCCGTAGGAGGAGGCCAGTAATGGGAACCGTCACCATTGCAGAGCGCCCGGACTCGCGCACGTGGAACCTCGGCCAGCCGCAGAGCGAGACCTCTGTCACGTGCCAGTACCTCCTGCGCTGGGTGGCGACTACGGACCCGGACCCGTATCCCGGCGACGGCACCGTCCTGGCAGACGCGCTGGTGCCGAAGCCGTCCGACCGTCCCCTGTCTGCCCTGCACAACAGCGACGCGTGGGTGAAGCTCTTTGTCTGCCGCTCGGTCACGCTGACGCCGGAAAGGTCCATGCCGTATGCGTGGAACGTGACGGCCGTCTACAGCACGATGGAAGTGGGCTTCCTGTCGCAGGGTTACATGGCCCGGCAGACCCGGACGGCTGGCACCAGGACCATTGAGCAGTACCGCACCTGGACAACGCTGCCGACGGACGGTTCCCCGACGTACCCGCCATCTGACATGGGCGGCACGAAGGTGGACTGGAATGGCAACCCACGCCAGCGCGAAATCGCCCAGCAGACGATCCAGCTCGAATACACCTGGGACCGGACCACGGCCTCGAGCACGACCGCGACCGACCCATCTTTCGCCACGTTCGTGGCGGCCCAGGGAAAGCGGAACACCGACACCATCTTCGGGTTCGTCAAAGGCAGCTTGCTGTACCGAGGCTGCCAGGCGACCCTGGAGGAGGAACGCTGGCGCCTGGTGCACGTCTGGGTGTTCGATGACATCTACCACCTCCAGCAGCTGCCGCTCCCGAACGCCACCGGTGCGCCGATCCTGCTCCCAGGCATCACGGTCGCCGGGCAGCAGATCCTCCAGGCCGACAAGGTGGGGTGGTACCAGCCGTACCCGGACTTCGTGACCTGGAGCGGCATCCTGCCGACCGAGGTTTACAACGAGCTCACCAAGGCGAGACCCGCCCGCATATGACGTACATGCGGCCCATCTTCTCGCAGGGTCTCTTCGGCAAGGCAAACCGCGTGGTGTGCAACGGCTGGACCGAGGCCGCCTCGTCCGTCGGCACCAACAGGCAGGGCATTGAATGGGCGCAGCGCCAGCTTGTGCGCGGAACCGTCATTGCCCAGGCGCTCTGCACCCTGGAATCCTGCGTCGCCTGGACAGGGGCCACCAACCGGTGGCGGTACTCCCTGAAGCTCTGGGTGCCTGATCCGTTCGTGGCGGGCGGCATTGCCCAGCCGACAGATGACCGTTTCACCTACACCGAGGCCGTCAACATCCGCGAGTGGCACAATGTGGCGGGCCTTGCGGACTGCAACGACCTGAGCGCCCCTGCATCGTCCATCGGGCCCGTCGGCAGCGTGTACGCAGCCGGTGCGTGGCCGCTGTCCCCGCTGTCGGCAAAGGTTCACGTCTGGGTGGTCTACGACAGGAAGGGCATCGTGTTTCCGTACTTCGACAGGCCGAACCCAATC